TGATAGATTCACCAAATATGATGTTGTCCGAATTGCCAAAGAATATGCAGACACGACATACAAGGAACTTGGAGATCAGTTCAAATACAGGAATCACAAAATTGTCAAGATTGAGTATCTGAGCGAAAGACAAGATACCGGTTGCTTGACAATTGATGGCAATGAGGAATTCCATAACTACCATACCTTTGCTTTGGATGCTGGAATTTATACAAAAAACTCATTATTGGAGGATTATTGGATGCCCCGCAGATCGAATGGGCGCTCCACGGAAATCACCACGCTCCCCGGCTCATCCATTATGTCCAATATGGATAATGTGAATTACTTCTTGAACAAGTTGTATGCTGCCCTGAACGTCCCAATGTCAAGGATGAAAGCAGACGCCGGGTTTAACTTGGGAAGAACCAGTGAAATCACACGGGACGAAATCAAGTTCAATAAATTCGTATCCAGACTTCGCCGCAAGTTCTCTGAGGTGTTCTATCAGGCTCTGCGCGTTCAGTTGATTCTGAAGGGAATCATTGCCCCGGAAGACTGGCAGTTTATCAAGTCCAAGATTAACTTTGACTTCCTTAGAGACAACTACTTCTCTGAACTCAAGGACAATGAAATCCTGACCGGGAGAATTCAGATGGCTGAAATGATTCAGCCTTATATGGACAAGTATTACTCTCATAAATATGTCAGAACCATGATCCTCAAGCAGACTGAGGAAGAAATGGAAGACATGGATAAGGAACGGGAGATTGAAATGAAGCAGCATCCCGAGTGGTTTATGCCTCCGGGGATGGATATGGGTGGCTCTCCCGGTCAGTCAGAACAGCAGCAATAAAGGAAACATTATGGACTACAAAGAAGCATCCAAGAAAGTCGTTCATGCGGCTCGTGCTAAAGACAAAGATGGCGTTGACGCAGCAATCACGGGTATTCTGTTTTCCAAGACAACAGATGCCATTCGTGAGGCTAAATCAACTCTATCCAAGACTATGTTCAATCAGATGATTGCCGATAAGAAATCAAAATGAATTCCATTCGACTGGCTAATGTGATTTTTGATATGGGAGAGAAACTTTCCCAGAGCAAATACGAATTGATATGTGAGGATATTCGTTCTGACAGATTTACTCTGTCCGAACATGTCTGTGCATACAAAAAACTGGATATGGTTGCTGGTAAGAATGCATATCGTCTGACCGATGGGACTACCGTGTTGGTTTCGCCAGAACTTATTGAATCTTTAAATTCCCTAAGTATAGATAAGAATAAATTGACGACTTTTATGTCTCAATCGGAAAAGAATTTCAAATCAGTTTTGAGGACTATCATAGATGGCCGCACGGAAAGTAATTGTTAAACTAAATCATAACGAGGCTCTGGTCAAATGCATCAATGATGCAGATTCCCCAGCCACACTGACCATTGGTCTGTCAACTGACCTCCTGAAGTCAAATGAGGTTTTGTCTGGGACTCCATTCTCCGTGGGTATGTCTTCTATTGATGCAGCCATTGCTGATCTGAAGGAAGTCATTATCTCCCGCAATGGAACTCCGGTTGTGACACTCTTTGAAAACACCAATACCCTGCCATTCATCTATGGTGCAGATACAGAGTTTTCTGACTCTGACCTGAGTGTTGCTTTTACTGGGAAAGGCACTGTCTATATCCGTCTTCTGAAGATTTCTGGATATACACCAAAGTTCCAGCCGGAGCGAGGGATTCAACTGTGAAACTAATCCGAGATATTTCAAGTGACATGGAAATCTTGACCGAAGCAGTTGATGCTGGTGAGAAGCGCATGTATATCGCTGGGCCATTTCTGATGTTCGATAAGCCAAATCGGAATGGTCGGATTTATCCACAAAAAGTTATGGATGAGGCTGTTTCTGTTTACCAAAAAGAATATATTGACCGAAATCGGGCACTGGGCGAATTTCTTCACCCACAGGGGCGCGTAACCGTTGATCCAGAACGTGCCTGTGTAATGACAACCGAGTTGACCAAGGATGGTTCTTATTACTACGGCAAGGCCAAGGTTCTCTCTACCCCATTGGGCAAGATGTTGGAGAACCTGATGAATGATGGGGTCAAGATTGGAGTTTCCTCCCGGGGTGCAGGTTCCGTGGCTCAAAAAGGCGGCAATAAGATCGTCCAGCCCGGTTACATCATCACTGCAGCAATTGACTGTGTATTTGATCCTTCGGTTCCAGAGGCTTTTGTTGATCACCTGATGGAAGAAAAAGAATACCTTTATATGAACGGGTCTTTTATTGAGAAAGACCTGATGGAAGAAAAGTCGCGGATCACCAAAGCCAAGAAGTCCGAATTGACTGAAGCCAAATTGAAGGCATTTCAGAATTTTGTAGCCAAAATTTCGGCTTCCCCTAAGTAAACAAACATACACACCATTTTAAGGAATAACCAAAATGACCGTTGAAACCCAATTGGAAACCCTCATGGAATCTGCTGACGCTGTTGATGCCGATCTGTTGGAATCCGTCCGTCAGAAACTGGCCGAAAAGGGCATGTTGTCTGAAAAGAAAAAAGAAGAAGACAAAGAAGTCCCTGCCCCAGATGCTGATGATGCCGACAAGGATGCTGCTGATGAGCAAGATGACATCCCTGCCGTTTCCGTTGAGAACCCAATCAATCCCGAATTGGTTGCTTCCGATACTGAAGGTGACGATGAAGATGCAGATGATGCATCCGTCACCAAGTCAGTCAAGGAATCTGTGGATGCTCTGTTGGGCGACGAATTCACCGAAGATTTCAAACTGAAAGCAGTTGTAATTTTTGAAGCCGCCGTTAAAGAGCAGGTTGCCGCAATTGAGAAAGACCTTAAAGCAGAGTATAGCAAGAAGGCTGCTGCTCTGCAAGAAGATTTTGATGCTAAGTTGGTGAAAGAGACAGCAGCATTGGAAGAAAGCCTTAGTGATGAAATCAATGGATACCTCACCCTAATCAGTGAGCAGTGGATGAGTAAGAATGATCTGGCCGTTCAGGCCGGTGTTAAAGCTGAACTTGTGGAATCTTTTATTACTGGAATGAAGACTTTGTTTGAGGAACACTATGTTGACCTCCCAGACGAGAAGTTGGATATGGTTTCCAAACTGGAAAAGGAAAAAGCCGAGTTGACCGAATCTCTGGCTCGATCCAATGCACTGTTTGAATCCCTGACCGATACCCATCATTCAATTCTCCGTGCCCAAATTATGAATGAAGCCTCAGCAGGATTCACTTCATTGGACTTTGAACGATTCAAGACCCTGACCGAAGACTTTGCATTTGATAGCGAAGAAACTTTCCGCAAGAAAGTTGACATCGTTAAGACTGCATTCTTTGAGGCCAAGTCCGAACGTCGCTCTGCCCCCAAGAAAGAAGAAATCAGTGAATCCTTTGTCCCCAGCGCGCCCGTTATCGAGGAAACCAAGCTGATTGCAGAAGATGCACCAGCCAAACCAACCAAGATGGACGAATATCTGCGCTACATGGGTAAAGCCAATCGCTAATTTAATAGCAATTGATTTTACCTAAATATATCAAGAATTAGACATTCTTATTTCAACATTCCATATCAAAAGAGGAAACAAAATGATTGACCAAAGCAACGCACTGCTCGAAGAAAAATGGGCTGGTATTCTGGACGCTGAAGGTGCTGCACCTATCTCCGATCCCTATCGCCGTAAGGTAACCGCCATGCTCTTGGAAAACCAAGAGAAGGCCAATGCCGAATCTCGTCAGGCTCTGTTTGAAGATGCTCCTACCAACAGCATGGGTTCTTACCCCGATGCTGGCGGTGTTGCCAAGTATGACCCCGTGCTGATTGCCATGGTGCGTCGCACGATGCCCCAACTGATCGCATACGATGTGTGTGGTGTGCAGCCTATGTCCAGTCCTGTTGGTCTGATCTTCGCAATGAAGGCCAAGTATACCAACCAAGCTGGCGCTGAAGCCCTGTTCCAAGAAGCCGATTCCAGCTTCTCCGGCGACAAGACCGCTCAAGGTGGCACCCAAGGTCGCGATGACACCCAGCGTGGTACCAACCCTGCCGTTCTGAACGATGCAGTGAACAGCCCCGCTACCGACTTCACCTATGGCGGCGGCATGTCCACTGCTACGGCTGAAGCTCTGGGTTCTGTTGGTGGTAACGCTTTCGGTTCCATGGCTCTGACCATCGAAAAGAAGGCTATCGAAGCCAAGTCCCGTGCTCTGAAGGCTGAATACTCCACCGAAATGGTGCAGGATATGCGCGCCCTCCATGGCTTGGATGCTGAACAAGAACTGATCAACATCCTGTCTACCGAAATCACCGCTGAAATCAACCGCGAAGTGATCCGTTCGATTGCTGTGTCTGCCAAACCCGGCGCACAAGCAACAGTCACCCCCGGCGTGTTTGACTTGGATCAAGATGCTGGTGGTCGTTGGTCTGTTGAGAAGTTCAAGGGTCTGATGTTCCAAGCAGAGCGCGAGGCCAACGTCATCTCCCAAGAAACCCGTCTGGGTCGTGGTAACTTCATCATCTGCTCCAGCGATGTGGCATCTGCTCTGGCAATGGCTGGCACTCTGGATTACAACCCCAGCATCCAAGGCGTGAACGTGGTTGACGAAGCATCCACCACCTTTGCCGGTATCCTGAATGGCCGTTTCAAGGTGTTCGTTGATCCCTACCTCGCCACTGGTGGCTCCAACGTGCATTACATGGTTGTTGGTCACAAGGGTCAGAACCCATACCAAGCCGGTATGTTCTATGCTCCTTATCAGGCACTGCAACTGATGCGGGCTGTTGATCCACAGACCTTCCAACCAAAGATCGCGTTCAAAACCAGATATGGCATGACTTCGCATCCTTACGCAACTGGCACCGTTGCTGGTGATGGTTTGGCTGCTAACAGCAACGTGTTCTATCGCCGCTTGGCAATTCGCAACGTGCTGTGAAATTGATAGCAAGCATCCTTTACTGGGTGCTGGTTTCAATAACAAAAGGCTCCCTCGGGAGCCTTTTTCTTTACTGAGTCAAAATATATCTAATCTTACCGGAGTCATAGCATCTGAGTAATCGGTATTCATCTGCCAATTCCCTTTCGGTTTTTCCTTCCAAATTCAATCCAACTGACTCAAAGAATTCCTTTCGGTATCCAAACTTATGCTGCCGTTTCTTGGTTCGGTAGTCATAGTATCTGTAGTCTGGATTCAGGTATCCATCAAATTCAAATCCGTTCTTCAGGTAAACATTATTTCTCTGGTCAATGATTTCCAAGTCACCAAATGACAAAACATAGTCAATCGAATTGTTCTTCAGAAAGTGACTTAACAGCTTCCTGAATGCCCCAGTGACGTTACTGTTGGCAAAACGGTTTAGATCATATCCAATCCCAGTTCGACCAACATTCTTGGCAATTTTCTTGAATCCCATTGCAGAAACAACATCTCCTGTGGAATCAACCAATCCCAATCTGACAGAGGCAATTGTCGCGCCCTGCATGTGATTGGCATTCATGAATGCATCAAACTCGGATTGAGTCAGTTCAATCACCTTGGTTTTTCTGGCACCCATCCTTGAGTTACAACCAAGCAGATTTCGGATGAAATTCTGAACAGTTTCTTTTCTCTGGTTCCAATCGTCCTCCCAGACTTGGATATACCGAATCCCCCTCCGATAGAAGTAGTCAACCTTCTCCTGATGATATGATGGAGACTTTTTCTTGTCAGAGTGCCAGTAGATTCCGTTAAACTCAAATCCAATCTTCAGGTCTGGGAT